GGGCCCTGCCGCTCGCCGACCGTGACCGCTCGTGGGACGCGGCGAGCGCCGAGGGGCGGGTCCGCAAATGGGCGAACGCTCTGGACGGCCCGAACCCGCGGTATGCGCGAGCGTTCCTGTGGCACCGTGACGGCAACGACGCGGACGGGGACGGGTACCCGGACAACTTCGGTGACTACAAGCTGCCGTATGCCGACGTGATCTCGGGCCGCCTGATGGCGGTGCCCCGCGCCCTCTTCGCTGTCGCGCAGGTGCTGCAGGGTGGGCGCGGCGGCGCGGACATCCCGGCGGACGACATCCCGCGGCTCCGCGCCCACGTCGAGCGCTACTACCGCAAGATGCGGGAGCAGTTCGGCGACGAGTCGCTGGTGCCGCCATGGCAGCGCTAACGGAGTTGCGGGTCGCGATCCCCGAGGGGGCGGTTGTGACGCTCGAGGCGATGCAGCATGTTGCGCGGCTGGTGTGCCCACCAGGGTGCGCGCCGCGCTGCGTGGTGTGGGTGGCCGGGACCGACCGTCTGCTCGTCTACATCCAGCGCTAATCTTCGGTAAGTGAGCGCGCAGCCGCCGGGATGGCGGGGCGCGCAGAACCCCACCGCCGGGGGTCCGCAGGCGGCTTGAACGCCGCAGTGCCCGGCCCCGGCACGACCGCAGGAGGTCAAGGATGACCGTCGAGGAACTGCGCGAGCAGCTGAACGCTGTGACGCAGCGGCTCGTGGATCTGCACGAGCAGATCGAGCGGGAGCACACCGAGGAGGAGCTGAACGAAGAGCGGGTCGCGGAGCTCGAGCAGGAGTTCGCGCGCCTCGAGCGGGAGGCGCGACAGTTGCGGCGCCGCATCGAGATCGCCGAGACGGCGGAGCGTGCCCGCCGCGAGCGGGAGGCCGCCGAGGTTGCGGCAGCGTCCGCCGACGCCGGGGAACGCGCCCGCGTCGAGGTGGTGCAGGAGGAGGCGGTGTACCGCCCCGACGGGCACCACTCGTTCTTCCGCGACCTGGTGCGCGCCCGCGAGGGTGACCTTGAGGCCGCCGACCGGCTCCGCCGCCACCGCGCCCAAACCGAGCCGGAGACGCGGGCGATCTCCACGACCGACGGGTCGGGCGGAGATCTCGTGCCACCGACCTATCTGATCAGCGACTACGCGGAGTTCGCGCGCGCCGGTAGGCCGCTTGCGGACGCGGTCGGGTCGCTGGAGCTGCCGGCCGGCACCGACTCGGTGATGGTGCCGCGCATCACCGGCGGCACCAGCGCCGCGATCCAAACCACCCAGAACAGCGCGGTCTCGAACACCGACATGACCAGCGCCACGGTGTCGTCCCCGGTGGTGACGATCGCCGGCCAGCAGGTCGTGTCCCGCCAGCTCCTCGAACAGTCCCCCGTCCAGGTGGACCGCATCGTGCTCGAGGATCTGGCGCGCGCGATCGCGCAACAGGTTGATGCGCAGGTGATCGCCGGCACCGGCTCGGGCGGCCAGCTCCGCGGGCTGCTCGCCGTGTCGGGCGGTGTGGCGGTGACATACACCGACACCAGCCCGACCGTTTCGGAGCTGTACTCGGCGGTCGCTAACGCGATCCAGCAGATCCACACGCAGCGGTTCGCGTCGCCGACGCTGATCGCGATGCACCCGCGGCGGTGGGCGTGGATCCTCGCCGCGAGCGACGCCCAAGGCCGCCCGCTCGTCACGCCGTACGCCGGGCAGAACCTGCCGGCGCAGCTCGAGCGGGTCGCGCCCCAGGCGATCGTCGGGCAGATGCATGGCCTGCCGGTGTTGGTCGACCCGAACATCCCCACCAACCTGGGGGCCGGCACGGACGAGGACCGGATCCTCGTGCTGCGGCTCGAGGACCTGCGGTTGTGGGAGTCCACCCCGCGGTTCATGGTGGGTGAGCAGCCGCTGATGCAGCAGCTGTCGGTCGCGTTCGTCGGGTACGAGTACGCGGCGTTCATCCCCGACCGGCAGCCGAAGTCGGTCGGGGTGATCGCCGGCACCGGCCTGGTCGCACCGACCTTCTAACCCACGCCATCGCTACCTCCTCCCCACGGGTGACGGGGACACCACCGCACGGTGGTGTCCCCCACCCGGGAGGGAGTGGAAGGAGGCAGGATGCCGACACGAGACGAGATCATCGAGGCGCTCGAGCAGGAGCTCGAGGCGTGCAAGCGCGCCGGGAAGGACCGCAGGGTCAAGGCGATCCAGGAGGCGCTCGCGGCGCTGCGCGGCGACAAGAAGCCGGCGCGCAGCAAGCACGACGCGGCGGAGAAGCGGGGGTAGCGGGTGCTCGCCGCGGTCGGGGAAGCGCCGACCGTCGCTACCGAGTTCGACTCGCCGCCCGGCACCACGACGGTCACGGTGACGCGCGGGGACGGCACTGCGCTGGTCACCAACCAGCCGGCGGCGGTGAGCGGCACTGTCGCGTCCTACCAGCTGCCACCGGCGGCGACCAGCAGGGTGGATCAGCTCGCGGCGGTGTTCACCGCCCAGGATGGGCGGACGCGCACCGAGCTGGTGGACATTGTTGGCGGCTGGGTGTGCCGCATCGCGGACATCGACGGGATGCTGGCCCGCGGCGGCAACGCCGGGAGCTACCCGCCCGACGCGAAGCGCGCGGCGCGCGCCGCGGCGCAGGAACTCCTTGAGCAGGCGTGCGGTGTGCGGTTCACGCCGCGCTACACGCGCGTTGTGGCGACGGGCGACGGGGGAACCCTCCTCGACACGCGGGTGCTGCTGGTGCGCCGCGTGATCTCCGCGAAAGACGCTGCCGGCAGCGCGCTCGACGTCGCGCAGGCTACTGCGATCGGTGAGGGCGGGGTGGTGACAAACCCGCTCGGATGGCCTGTTGGGCCTGTGACGCTCGAGCTTGAGTACGGGCTCGGCGCAGCCCCGATGGACGTGGCGCGCGCCTGCGCGGTGCTCGCAAGCTCGTGGCTCGCGGACGGGCCGTGGGACGACCGCGGGTGGGCGGTGTCGGATGAGCTCGGCGCGATGCGCCTGTTGACCGCCGGGATCGGTGGTGCCGCAACGTCGATCCCCGAGGTTGAGTCGGTCATCCGCCGCTACCGGCACGTCACGGTGCCATGACCCAGGTCGCGACCGCTTTGGATCGCGTCGCGGCGCTGCTCGAGGCGCAGCTCCCGGGGGTGCCGGTTTTCCGCGTGCCACCCGCGGAGAACACGCCGCCACGCGAGGCGGTGTGGCTCGACGAGACCCGCGCAGTGTGGGAGTGGCGCGCCTTGGGCGGCTACCGCAACCGGGACGAACAGATCGAGATCACGGTGCGGGCGCACGCGTGGCGCGAGGGGCCCGACCATCTCGTGGCCGGTGCCGCCGCCCGCGCCCGGTGCCTCGAGCTCGTCGACATGGTTGACGCCGCGATCGCGACAGACCAGACGCTCGGGGGCCTCGCGGGCGGTGTGCGGGTGTCCCAGGCGACGGTGCGGATGGTGCCGCACGAGTCGGGATGGTCGGCAGAGGCAGAGATGGAGGTGACGGTCGAGCTCGTGCCGTCACTGTGAGCGTCACAAAGCGACAAGGAGGTCGCGCATGAAGGTCAAGTACGTCGGTCCCGGCCCGGACGCGCTCGATATCGCGGACGCCCGGGTGGTGGTTGCGCTCGGTGAGACGGTGGAGGTGCCGGACGACATCGCCGAGCGGCTGCTCGAGCGCCCCGACTTCGAGCCGGCGGGCGCAAAGAAGGAAACGAAGGGCAAGGAGGCTGACTGATGCCGCGCTCTGGTCTTGACGCACAGCTCGGGTTCGGTTCCGAGTCCACCTACGGCACGGCGGGGACGATCACCCGGTTTCTGCCGTTCACCCGGGAGTCGCTCGAGCTCGAGGTGCAGTATGTGCGCACCGCGGGGCTGCGGGCGGGGCGGCTAGCGCAGCTCGACGAGCTGCATGTTGCGACAACCAGGCAGGGGTCCGGGTCGATCGAAATGCCCTTCTACCAGAAGGGGATGGGCATGCTGCTCAACCTGCTGCACGGCGACACCGTGACCCCGACGCAGGTCGGCACGACCGGCGCCTATGTGCAGACCCACAATGTGGGTGTCACGGATCCCGACTTGAAGTCGGTGACGATCCAGGTGGGTCGCACCGATGTTGGCGGGACGCGCCGCCCGTTCACCCATCTTGGGTGCAAGCTGTCGCAGCTCGAGCTCGAGTGTGAGCGGGGCGGGGTGTTGAACTCGACGTGGGAGTTCGACATCCAGGACGTGTCCACAGCGACGCCGCTGGCTACCGCCACCTACCCGACCGGGCTGGTGCCGTTCACCTTCACGCAGGGTGCGGTGTTGATCGACGGCACGGCGCCGGTGGCGCTCGTGCGGCGCGCCACGGTGCGAGTCGAGCTGCCGCTCGAGAACGACCGGTTCTCGCTCTCGGCGAGCCGCGTGAAGGCGCTGCCGGTGATCAACGGGCAGGTGTCGATCACCGCCGAGCTCGAATGCGAGTTCGCCAATCTCGACCAGTGGAACGCGTTCGTGAACGCGACGCGGCGCGCTGTGCGCCTCAAGTTCACCGGGCCGGTGATCTCGGACAGCGAGAACTACCTGCTCGACATGTACATGCCGCGCACCGTGACTGTCGGACAGACCCCGACGGTTGAGGGCCCGGACGTGATCACCCAGACGGTGCAGCTCGAGGCGGTCGACCCAGGGACCGCCGCGCCGCTGACGATCACCTACAAGTCGACGGACACGTCCCTCTAACCGCCTCACCAGCACGCGACAAGGAGGTCGCTCATGGCGGAGATCACGCTCGAGGAGCTCCTCGAGCCCGTCACGATCAGCATGTTCGGCGTCAGCTACCAGCTGCGGGGCGTCACCCGCTCCCGGCTGGCGCGCCTCGCGAAGGTGCGCCCTGCCCTCGAGCGGCTCGAGGGCGGCGACCTCGACGACAAGTCCGTCGAGGCGCTCGTCGAGTTCGCCGACCTGTTTTTGGAGCCGGTCGATGATGCGCCGCCCGCCAAGAAGCTGCTGGCGGACCGGTGGCGCAACGACGAGCTCGAGGCGCAGGAGCTCGCCGCGCTGGTTGGGGTGCTCGCGGAGCAGATCGAGCGGCGCGCAAACCCTACATCCCGAGCAGCGACCGGCGGCTGATCTATCTCGCGCGCCGCTACTTCGGGCTGTCGGCCCGAGAGGTGCTGTGTGACCTCGAGGTGTGGGAGCTCGACGCGCTGATGCGGGGCCTCGACGAGGATCTGGAACGTGCCAACCGGGCAGCGCAACAGGGTCTTTGAGATCGAGATCGACGCCCGCGGGGTGCGGGAGGCGCGCGGCGCGGTCCGCGAGATCCGGCGGCAGCTGGAGAGGGAGGCGCGCCAAATCGCTGTTGGGTCGGCGAGGGAGATTGTGCTGCCGCGCGCACAGGCCGCGGCGCCGGTCAAAACGGGGCGGTTGCGCCGCTCGCTGCGGGTGTACAGGAGGCGGCGCAACACCCTCGCGATCCGCACGTCGGTGCCCTATGCGGGGCTGGTCGAGTTCGGCGGGACGCGCCGCGACGTGATCCGTCCGCGGCGGCGGAAGGCGCTCGCGTTCGGTGGGGGACATCCCATCGCGCGCGTCAAGACGCCCCGCAGGTACCGGCGGCGGGAGCGGATTTGGCGCGCTGTCGCGGGGATGCGGGAACGGTTCGCGGACGAGCTAGAGCGCCGCCTTGTTGCGTGGTGGGAGCGCAAACAGCGGGAGCTTCTCGGCAGATAGATGGCGCGCGGCAAGGTCACGATCCCGATCACGATCGAGGCGCGCGGCGCCCAACAGGGCGCTCGCCAGGTCGAGCAGTCGTTCAAGCGGATCGAGGGGTCCGCCCAGGTGTCGCTCGGCCGGGTTGCGCGCACCGCGGCGAAGCTCGGCGCCGCCTACCTGGGGCTGTCGCAGATCCGTGGGGCGGTCAACGCCACGGAGCAGCTCGGCAAGGTGACGCTGGCGCTGCACCGCAACATGGGGCTGTCGGTGCGCACAGCGTCGGAGCTCGGCGCGCAGCTGATCGCCCGCGGCGCGGACGTCACCCGGGTCAACATGGCGTTCGGCACGCTGTCGCGGCAGATGCAGGCGGCGCAGAAGGGCACGAAAAGCGCTGTCGAGACGTTCAAGCAGCTGGGGATCACCCAGGAGCAGTTGAAGCGCCTGTCGCCTGATCAGCTGCTCGCTCGTGTGTCGGACGGGCTGGCGCGAATGAAGAGCGAGGGCGCGCGAACTGCGGCCGCGATGCGGCTGTTCGGGCGTGGCTGGCAGACGCTGCGGCCGCTGCTCGCGGGCGGCAGCAGCGAGCTGCGCAAACAGCTTGAGCTTGCGCGGAAATACGGCGCGTCGTTCGGGGGGCGCACCCTCAAGTCCATCATGGACTGGTTGGCTGCGCAGCGCGAGTCGAAGCTCGCGACGATGGGCCTGCAGGTCACGATCGGGACGACGCTCATCCCCGTGCTGACCAAGCTGATTGGGGCGGCCGCGCGCGCAACAGCCGCGATCCGCAGCTGGCTGCAGCAGACGGGGCTTGCGCGGTCGTTCGCGCAAGCGTTGGGGGCGTCGCTCAACGTTGCTGCGGGGGCGTTGAACAGCCTTGCGGGGGCGGTCCGGTCCGGCAACACGGCTGGGCAGGCGCTGCTGGCGGTGCTGGGCGCGCTGCTCGGTCGCGCCCTTGCGCTGCGCGCCGTCGCAACGGTGTCCGCGGTGATCGCGGGGTTGCGCGGCGCGTTCACGGGCGCGGCGATCGGTGCGCGGCTCCTCAACGCTGCGCTTGGGGCGAGCCCGATCGGCCGGGTGATCACGCTTGTGTCGATGCTCGCCGGGGCGCTCGGGCTGTTGTCCGCCCGGTTCCCCGGGGTGCGGCGCGCCGCCGAAACCGCGTTCCGCGCCGCGGCGAGCGCAGCGCAAGCCGCGGGGCGTGTCGTCGGTTCGGTTTTCGCGGCGATCAGCAGCGCGGCGGGGCGTGTCGCGGGTGTGCTGCGCGGAGCGTTCTCGGCCGGGTGGCGCGCCGCGAGCGCGGTCGTGAGCGCGTACACCGGGATGTGGGGCCGGCTGGTGCGCTCCTACGCGTCGGTTGTGCGGAGTGTTGTGGGCACGGTTGGGGGGTTGTTGCGCGGCGCTTTTGCGGGCGCTTGGCGCGCGGCGAGCGGGGCGGCGAGCAGCGCCGCCAGCGCGATCGGTGGTGCGGCCCGCTCGATCGGGTCGGTCGTGTCGCGAGTGTTCAACACCGTTCGGTCGGTGGTGGGTCGCGCCGCCGCGGGGTTCCGGGCGCTCGCGTCAGCGGTCGCCCGCGTCCGCGACCTGATCCGAGGTGCCGCGGGGGTGATCGGCAAGGTCGCGGGCGCCCTCAACCCGTTCGGTGACGGGCCCGGCATCGGTGCGCGCCTCCCGTCGCTGCCGGGTGGGCGCGCCGGGCTGTTCGCCGCGGCGCGGCTCGCGAGCTCGATGGGCCTCGCGCTGACCTCGTTCGTGCGCCCCGGGGCGCACACCGTCACCGGCGCGCTGTCCTATCACGCGCTCGGGCGGGCGATGGACTTCGCCGGCCCGCCCGCCCGCATGATCGCGTTCGCCCGGGCGATCGCGCAGCTCGCCGGCCCGCGGATCAAAGAGCTGATCCACACACCGCTCGGGTGGGGCATCAAGGACGGGCGTGTCGTCCCGATCTCGTTCTTCGGCCCGGCGGTGATGCGCCAGCACTACGACCATGTGCACGTCGCGATGCGCGAGGGCGGTGTCGTCCCGGGACGAGGCCGCGGCGACAGGGTGCCGGCGCTGCTCGAGCCGGGCGAGTATGTGGTGCCGCGCGACGTCGTGGAGCGCGTCGGGGTGCAGCTGTTTGAGGCTCTGCGGATGCGCCGCGGCGGTCGTGTCCCCGGGCGGTCGCGCGCAACCCGCGGACGGTCGGGGTATTCGACCGACGAGCTTTTGTCGATCCTCGAGGCGCGCGAGGCGCGCGCAAGCACCACCCCGGGACGGTTCGATGACTTTGCGGTTCTGATGAGCCGCGCCAACGTGATTCGGTTGAGGCTGTTGCGGTCGCGCAACCGGCTGCGCCAGATCAACCGGGCGTTGCGCGGCCGGCTCAGGCCCGAGACCCGCCGCCGGCTGCTCGACGAGCGCGCACAGCTGCTGCAGCTGATCGCCCAGGACGAGGGGGCGCTCGCCGACATCGGGCGGAGCGTCGGCGAGATGGTGTCCGAGGGTGCGATCTCCTCCCCGGTCGCGGAGGCGTATGCGCGCTCGTTCGGGTTCCGGGTGCAGCGCCCGGCGACAGACCTTGGGGCTGGGGGCGACACCGGTGCGCCAACCACCGGGGGTGGCGCAACGGGCGGCGGTGCGACCGGTGAAGGCTCGGAGCTACAAGACGTGTTGCGCGAGCTCGCCGACCTAACGAGACAGCAGGTGGAGAACCAACAGCGGCTGATCGCTCTCACGGAGCGTGAGGGCCCCGCGCTCGTGTCGGCAGTCGCCGCCGCGGTGTCGGGCTCGATCGGCGGCCAAGCGTCGCTCCTGTTGCAAGGGCCCGCCACGGGGCGGATAGCGCGGTACTAGCGATGCTCGCGGAAACGGTCACACTTGCGGGCGAGACAATCGTGGACGGCGCGGGCCTTGTGCTCGAGGAGGCGGACTGGGGCGCGCCCGACCCGCGGCTGCTGGTCGCGTCGTCGGGCGACACCGACGGGGGTGTGCCGTTGCGCCCAGTGCGGCGCGACACCCGCGAAGTGCAGCTCACAGTGTCCGCGGTAGCAACAACCGCCACCCAGCTCGCCCAGATCGTGGGGCGCATCCAGGCGGCCTGTGAGCGCGCAACACGCCTGGGCGGCGACCTTGTGCGCACAAGGGTCGACACAGGCCAGGCGGTGCGGGCAGCGGTGTTGCATGCGACGGCGTCGGTCGATGTGGATCAGGCGTCGGTGCGCGGCCGCCGGGCCCGGATCAAGCTGCGCGCCGTCGTCGAGCCGTGGTGGCGCGGCGACCCTATCGGGCCCCGGTTCGACGCGCTCACCAGCTACCCGGGCGACTGGGTGCTTGCGGAGGGCGCGCCGATCATGCGGATGCAATCG